GTCGTGGCGGCAACGTGATCACTGGTGCGTATGCCGGTCCCTGCTTCTTCTCCGCGAACTCCGCTCCCTCGTCTGCGACTTGGCACTACGGCGCGGCCCTTTACATGCTCCAGTAGGGGTGAATCGGCGAAGCCGAGAGGGGGCCGCAGCCCCCTCGTAACCCTATATCCCTTTGGCGCGTAAGCGCCGAAATTTTTTCGCCAAAAATCAATATCGGAATCCGCTATAAAATAACAATTCCACACGCAGCGGATTTCAACGTGGTATACTCATGCCATACGGGATTGAGATGTGCTTTCTCTGGCCGTTTGCTTCCTGCGAACCTCGTGAACTCCAACGAGGTCCGTGCGGTGCGTCGTGGCGGCAACGTGAACAATGGTGCGAATGCCGGTCCCTGCTACTTCAACGCGAACAACGCTCCCTCGAATGCGAATTGGAACTACGGCGCGGCACTTAACCTTGTCCAGCACCGGCGTGGGCGCTTGAGCGACACCCCATGCCGGACGGTATTCCATGATGATCGTGGCAACCTTGCACATCCTTTTCCGTGGTTGGTGACAACCGAAATACTCCCGCTGGAGCGGCTTAGTAGGGAACGACCGAACATCCGTAAGGGAAAAAGGCATGAAAAGAGTCGGCAATCTGTGGGCCGGCTTTGCGTCTTTGGCGAACGCAGAGCTGGCGGTGTACAACGGGACGCAGAACAAGCGCACAGATTTTGTTGTGCGCAGGAAGCTGGGATATTATGATGATATCCCCGAACACCAGGGCAAGCTGGACCCGAAGAAGGTCAGGAAGTATGCCCAGCGCCTTGTGAGGACGCTGGAATCAGGCTGGCATCCTTCGGAGATGCGGCATCTCACCGTGAAGCCCAATTATGGGAAGCAGCGGGAGATTGACTGTCCTCCACTCGCCGACCATATCATTCACTGGATGCTCATGCAGTCCATCCATGACGTTGTCATGCGTGGGATGTATGAGCATTCCTATGGTTCCATCCCGAAGCGCGGCATTGACGCCGCGAGGAAGACGGTGGAAAAATGGGTGTGCCTGGACACGAAAGCCAAATACTTCGTAAAATTGGACATCCGGAAATTCTATCCGTCCATTGACCACGACTTGTTGAAGGCGGCGTTCAGGCGCGTCATCAAGGATGTCCGGATGCTGGAAGTGATCGACAACTGCATCGATTGCATTCCCTCCGGCGTCCCCATCGGAACCTATACAAGCCAGTGGTTTGCCAATTTCTTTCTCCAGCCGCTTGACCACCATGTAACACAGGATATGTACAAGCTGCGCCGTAAAAAGCGCACGAACTTCGCCGCGCACTATCTCCGTTATATGGATGATCTGCTGATACTCGGCACCAGCAAGCGGGATCTGGAAAAGGCCGTTCGGGAAATCATACGCTTCTGCGCTGCGGAGCTGAAGCTGGAAATCAAAGAGTGCTGGGAAATCCGACGCATTGCCACCGATTCTCAGGATGTCGGGCCTGGCATCGCGCCGATTGATATTGTCGGCTATAGATTCTATCGTGATCACACCGAAGTCCGTGGGAGTATCTTCCTGCATACGTCTCGACTGGCGGCGAAGATCGAGAAACGGCTGCGGGAGCAGAACACAGTCATACTCCGCGACGCGCAGGGCATTGTCAGTCTGTGCGGCTGGTTCAAGCATGCGGACAGCAAGCACTTCGTGGAGGAGTATATTAACCCCAGAATCGACATGAGACTGATGAGAGAGGTGATATCCTATGCGAGTAAGAACGGAATTGTCGGAGATGCCTCCTGCTTTTTCTGTGACCAACGACAGCGGGACGGCGCGTATCAGGTTCTTCGAGGATATTCGAGAGGAACAGCGCGAAGACGCTCCTGTGTACACTGCGACCATGTGGGAGATGTCCTGCCCCTGGATGGAGACCTTGCCCCAGAGGGTCCGACGTGATCCTGAACTGTGGCGGGCAAAGGTTAAGGGCGTGACCGCCGCCGAAGAAGCTGCGGCGCGTCTGGAAGAACTGAAGGTAACGGCGACGGACGACGCCGTCTGTGAACTGGCCGGTATCGTCGCCGATCTCGCTGATGCCGTTACCGATCTGGCCGAACTGATTGCGTAAAGGAGGAAAAGGGCAATGGTGAACCTGTATGTGAAATTGATCCGACTGGGCCGGAAAACCATCGACGACGTGCCCGAGTTGTGGCGTGACGCTGTGCGGGCTGCCCTGGAAGAAGAGTAAAGGGGGCAGCCTATGAGTTACTTGCGTGTGATCGAGCGCCTCGAAAATATGCTGCGCATGGCATTAGAGATTATCGATGAACAATCAAAACTACTTCACCAGCATGGGATTGAAACCGACAGCGGCAAGCTGGAAGCGGAAGAACAGAGGTTCCGTGAGGATATGGAGAAGTGGTGCTGAACCATAAAACAGGAAGGCGTCGGCTGAAAATGCCGGCGCTTTTCTCATGGAAGGAGTGGTCATCATGACGGCTATTGACAGGCTCATTGCCGTGGCCGAGGCGGAGATCGGCTATCTGGAGAAGAAGAGCAACAAGGACCTGGACAGCAAGACCGCGAACGCCGGCAGCGCGAACTACACCAAGTACAACCGCGACATGAAAGCCTGGGCGGGCTCCGCCGGGCTTCACGATCAGTGGTGCCAGAATTTCGTGGACTGGTGCTTTGTGACGGCCTTTGGACTGGAAGGCGCCAAGAAGCTGATCTTCACGTTCACCAACTACACGCCCACCGGTTCCAATGCCTTTAAGAAGCGGGACAAGTACATCAAGCGCGGCAAGGGCAAGCCGAAGCGCGGCGACGTGATCTATTTCTATTCCAGCGCCAAGGGAAGAATCGGTCACGTTGGCATCGTGTACGACGTGTCTTCCAGCAAAGTGTACACGATCGAGGGCAACACCAGCGGCGCGTCCAGCCTTGTCACGAACGGCGGCGGTGTGCGCAAGAAATCATACTCCCTGTCCAGCACCTACATCGACGGTTATGGGCGGGTGGATTACAGCGTCATCGGAAATCAGAGCTTCGACCCTGTCCCGACGACCCCCACCACGACCATGAAGCTGGGGGATCGTGAGCTGTACAACTACACCGAAGGGGACGACGTGAAGGAGCTTCAGGAGGCGCTGATATCGCTGGGCTTCGACTGCGGTTCCTATGGCGCTGACGGTGAATTCGGCGATTGCACGGAGATGGCCGTTCGCGCGTTCCAGGCCGCCCACGGCTGCGAGGTAGACGGCGAATACGGCCCGGAGACCCACGCTGCCCTGATGGCCGCATTGGATGCGCAGAAGGGCGATGCGGATAAGAGCGTTGCCAAGTATGTGCAGATTGCCCAGAACAAGAAATGCTACGTCCGCAAGGGGCCCGGGACACAGTACAAGGATCTGGGCGTGGCGCACGGCCAAGACAAGCTGCCCTATCAGGGCCAGACCGCCGAGAACGGCTGGCACCTTGTTGAGTACAAAGGCCAGAACGCCTGGGTTTCCGGCAAGTACGGGAAGCTGGTGGAGTAAATGTCGTGGCTGATAATTCTGGCTACTGCGCTTGCCTGCTTGATAGTAGCAACGATGTGAGGTGGTAACGATGCAGTTGCAAGACCTGTCATTTGGGGCGTTTATCGGCGCGGTTATCGTGGTGCTGCTTCTGATCGATATTTACATCAAGGTCATGACCGCGATCAAGACGGCCAGAGAAGAAAAAAGACGGCGCGAATCGCCCGTCACTACGCTGGAGGATACCGTGAAAGACCATACCAGTAAACTGAAGAACGACCATGAAAGACTTAACGAGCTGGAGGACAGTAATCGAATCATCATGCGGGCGCTGATGGCGCTGCTCTCGCATGAGATCGGCGGAAACTCGGATGACAAACTGAAAGCCAGCTTGGAGGAAATTCAGAAACACTTGATCGAAAAATGACGATTGACATTGAAAGGAGTATTCCCATGAAGAAGCTGCTCACTGTTTTCATGCTGGCTCTGATGCTTTTCATCATTGCCATCCCCGCTCTGGCTGACCCTGATCCCGCCCTGATCGAGGAGGCGACCGTAACCACGGCGCCCACCGCCGAGGTTGTCCTCCAGGCGGAACCCGAGCCGGAGCCGACGCCGGACCCTTCCACCGGCCCCTGGACGTGGGCGTATCTCGCCACCATCGCCGGGGCCACAGCAGCCACCCTCCTGATCGTACAGTTTCTCAAGGTGCCGCTGGACAAGGTGTGGAAGATTCCCACCCGGTTGTTCGTTTACATGATTGCCCTCATCATCATGGCCGTCGCCACGGCCTACACTTCGGGGCTCACGGCCGACACTTTCCTGCTGTGCATCCTGAACGCATTCATTGTGGCGCTGGCGGCCTACGGTTCCTATGAGCTGACCTTTGCCAAGCTGAATCACGCCTGATACATACATCGCCCCGTTGCCATGCGCAGCGGGGCTTTTTTCGTTTTTGGGTATACGTGGAGTTGACGATGTAACGTACCGGGGG